TAGGTTTACTGTACATATCCATACCCAAACCTTGAGGAGTTACAACTTTCTTAGCACTCTTACCATCACCAACACCTACCTTCTCATCCATCTTGACAGTAAGAGTTCCAGTTGCCTCTACACTTTCTGGTGCTTTTTCAATGACTACTTTTGGTTTTGGTTCCTCTTGTGGTTCGATCTTTTCTGTCATCACCACTTGTGTTTCCTTAGTCTCTTTCTTAAGAGTCTCTTTCTGTTCTGTAGTATCGTTTTTTTGTTTTACCTCATTTTCTTTTTTTTCAGTCTCCCCTTTCATTTTAACTTCTTTACCCGCTTTTTCTTTTACGATCTCTTCTGGAGTCTGTCCTTCATTTGCTCTTTTCTGCAAATCTTTCTTAGTATTATCAATTTCTTTCTTAGTATTCTCAATATTTTCATCCAATCCCTCTTTGGTTTTCTTTAAACTATCTTCTGCCTCCTCCATCTCAGATTTATTTTTCTGGAGTTGTTTATCAGCTTCACCAGAATCAACAGTACCCATTACAAGTTTTGCTAACCCTTCTACTATAGGAGATATAATATTAAACAATGTCTCAAATATAGGTCCTGCTATCTTCCAGAATCCTTTCAATACATCCATTACTTTCCCTAGGAATTTCATTATCTTAGGTAAGTTGTTAATAAGAAATCCAGCTATGATAGCAACGATAGCGGTCAATATTCTCATGCCACCTTTCTTTGCCATCTCTTTAATTTTACCACCTGCACCACCTTTCTTCTTACCTACTTCCTCAAGTTTTTTCTCTTCATCTTTTGCTTTCTGTCTTTGAAGTAATCTAGCAGCATCAAGTTTCTTTTCTTCCTCGACTTTTTGTTCTCTCTCTGCTCTCTTTTCAAATGCTTTTTGTAGTCCTCTAGTTGTCTCTAGTATTGCTGACAAACCATAGTTCATTATATTAAATGCCTCAGCAGTTGGCATAAACTTTGGTTTTCTCTTTGCTGCTTTCCTTGCTTCTTTAGCTGCTTCTTTAGCGTCTATCTCTGCCTTAACCTGTTCATAAGTCTTAGCATCCTTTCTTCTCTTTCTTCTCTTTTTTAATTTACCACCACTCGCATCTACCTCTGCCTGTACCTTAGCATCATATTCTGCCTTCTCCTCATCAGACATCTGATACCATGCTTTCTTCTCAACAATCTTAGGCATCAGTTACTACCCCTGCTGATATGTGTGAGTAAACACCGTTCTATATTCATTACCATCATTAGATGTTTTTAATGGAGGAATATTCGATACACCTCCACTATCCATGCCAGTAGTTCCTTTTGTGCCACTCGTAGTGTCACTTGGTGTTGGTAGTATTTCAATTTCATTAGCAGGATTATTAGATATATCTTTAACCTTCTCAGCATTGGATTGCTTTTGTTTACTTGCGTCTAAGTCTGCTTGTGTCATAGTATAACCAGTGCTCTCAAGACCATCTTCTTTGTATGTTGTTGATTTATTAAGTAATTTACTTGTATCAACTTTCTCTCCTGTGTCACCATTAGTTGCTTTGTCTATAACTTCTAAATCTTTTTCTGCTTTATCTACATCATCACCCTTAAGATCTTCCTTAGTCTCATCTGAGACACCCTCAATTGTTGATATATCTAATTCTCCTGAGAACAATGCATCAATTTGCTTTGTATATTTTTCTCTAATTTCACTCTTTGATTCTTTAATTTGTTGATTTCTTTCCTTTCTTTTGCCTGAGTTTCTGTGTGCCTTTCTTATTTCCATCTCTTTCTCTTTCATCTCTGCTCTCATATTATCTCTAATTTGTATGAGTGCATCTCTTTTCTCAATATATTTTGCTACTGCTTTCTTTTGTTTTGGTGTTCCTATCTTATCTACTGTTCTTTTACTTTTACTTCCACCTTGATTTTTTATAGGTGCAACATAAAACTTCTCTTTCTTACCACTACCTTGTACTATAATACCATCTTCTTCTAAACCTGCCTTTAATCTATTAAATCCCTGCATATATTCTTCACCACCTGCTGCTCTGGTCTGTATTGCTTCCACTATTGTCTTCATAACTATGACAGTTCCTGCAATACCTGCAATCAAACCTAATGCTGCCCAAGTCCAAGGATTCGCAAGTAATGCCATAATAGCTGGCATCCCTGCAGATAAGGCTCCAGTAATACCAGTTATTGCACCAATAATAGGTCCTATATTAAGTAAAGCAAATATTCCTGCTACGACTCCCAGTGCTTTCACAACCTCCATACCCATTTTTTTAAATGATTCCGTATCCCCATCTTTGAGGAAGTTCATCATCTTTGCACCTTTGTCAAACAACCATCCTGCAAATATAGCAGTCAATGCTGTAAACAATCTATTTAAAATACCTTTAGCACCTTCCGCTAATTTAGATGTCTTCTTTGTTTGTTCTTTTGATTCTTTAGTATCTAACTCTAAAAAGTTCTCTGCACCCTTTTTCTTTTTAGCATCTAATTCTCTTGCTGCATCTTTATCATCCTCTTTCTTTTCTTTCTTATCTAATTTTAATTGAGAGTCAAGGATCTCTACTATTCCTTTTAATGTATTATTAATATTGACTAAAGTTCTACTAACCTCATTGATATTTTTTGGGTCAACACCCTCCATCGAAGCACCAGATCCCTTCGTACTCTTGGAACCCATGAACTTCTGCGGATCTACCTTTGGTTTTGCCTTAGTCTCAGCCATTTCGCTGCTGCTGTTTTAGATTTTCCTCTTCGATATAATTTTTTAATAAACTAATGTATATCTCCCGTTCCCACGGGATCATGTTTTCAATATCACTCAAACTATATTTATGATGCTGCATGAGGGCGAAGTTGATCTTGTAATATGAGACAAGATCCTCATGGAGCATCGCTAGTTGAAAAAAGCTGCTAGTCCTTCCAGTTTAATAGTATTCTCTTTCTTAGTCTTAGGGTTTGTTACTTTTATTTCGTGAGTAAGTTTAGGCATAGTAGTAAAGAACTTCTCCAACTCTTTAAACTGTTTAGAACCTAATCCCTCAAGAAAGTCTATCATTTCTTTCTGTGTAAAGTCTGCACTAGTCCAAGTCTCCTCCTCACTATAAATCATATCTACACAAGTAGCAATCATTTCAATAGATTGCTCAAATCCAACATTGTCAACTTGGAAGTTTTCTTTAATAAACTCATCTAATGAAGGATACTTCATTCTCATCTTAAGTTTATCATCTAAGATAATATCTTTGTCATGCTCTGGATCAAATGTAACTTGAATAGCATCTAAATCTACAGTTACTGGTACAGTAGTAACACCATCATCAGGACAGGTGACTTTTATATCTACTGTCTCACCAACAGACTTACCTCTTACATTTAAGAATAAGTATTCAATATCAAATGTTGATAGTTTATCAATCTTAATTCCTTTTGTAAGGATACACTGTCCTAGAACTTGTTTAACTGCTCTAGCAATGTCTCCAATGTCATTACTTTCCATAGCAATGACCAGAATTTTTTCTTCTTTAACTAAGAATGGTCTGTATCTAATTTTCCTTTTTGATGAAGGAATTGTCAACTCATAGGTTGGTGCACTAATCTGGGGTAATGGCATCAGTTTTTTCCTTTAACTACACCACAAAGATATGACATTGTGGATTTGAATAGGTTACCATCTAATTCATCAAACATATACATGTTCAAACGAAATGCATAGTTTGCTTCAGTAACGATAGCATTTACCTGTGATTCTGTTACAGGCAGTTTATTTAGGATAGCACGATAATTATTTTTAAACTCTTTTTTATTGTCAATATCAGGAAATTTATAAAACGCAAGACCTTCATCTTCAAGTTTTAGTGCTTTCTCTGCTATATTTTTAAGAATTTGACCACCAGAGAGATCACCAAGATACCTAGTATAGTGATGTCCTACTAGAAGTTCTGGTTCTTCATGAGCAACCTCTTGAATACGCTCCATGTATTGCTTACATGCTTGTGAAGGATATATTTTCTCTCGCCAATCTATGCCGAAGAAATAATCACAATCCTCTGCTAAAGCATCATGTCTATACAGTTCTGGTATGTCCAGAGGTCCTACAATAGGATCATCTTTTAATCTTCTGACTTCTGCTTCTATAGTATGATATATGAAGTAAAAGTTAGAGATCAACTCTCGATAATTTTCTTTGTCTACAACACCTTTGAGGAATGATGAAACAAATTTAGTGTTCTCTGCTGCTGAATGAGATTTTTTAGTTCCCGATTTCAGTTCTTGTGCAAGTCCCATATCAATTTTTAATGTATATATTATAGCATACTTATGCGTAACCTGCATCTATTGCTTTTTTCATTATCTGTTGATCTGTTTCCGTTCCATCTAACTTAATGTAATCAGATCCATCATAGTTATCTAAGTCTTCCTGTGTCTTAGTAAAACCAGTGCTCTCAAGACCATCTTCTTTGTATATTACTGGTTTCCTATCATCTTTATTAGAGTTACCAACTGCAACTCCAGATGATACATTTGCATAGTTCTTATTATAATTTCTACGATCCAATGAACTTATCTTACCAAAGTAATATCTATCATATGCAAATGTAACCTGACATTCAAGCACTTGGTTGCCATCATATGCAACAGGCATGGAAGATACAGAAACTGGAAAACAATTTAAAAAATTATATTCTACACTTCTAAAATGATCTTTGTCAAACTTTTGAATTTTTATAGTATCAACTTTGTACTCGTCTGGATACTGCATTCTATGATAGTATGCAATATTTGACCTATCTACCTCATTATTAGATCCAGATGCTATGAACTCATGCCATAACTCAAAAAATTCTAGTGTTCTGTATTGATTATCAACATAAAAAGTAAAAGACACATCAGTAAATACTCTTGAATGTGCCATTTTTTCAACAATACCCATTCTCTGACCCTCTACCTGTGCTGTTGCCATAGTAGTTGCAGGTAATTCAGCACTATTACATAGTAATCCTAGATCTCTACTAATAAAGAAGTTAGTGACTCTAGGAGATCTTGAACTAATATATCCTCTTAATTGTTGCAGAGCACCAAAACCTGAAAAGAATACCTCGTAATGGTTTGTCGTAGCAACTCTTTGGAATAAACCACGAATTTGTTCTGTTTTTTTGATTCTTGGGTACTTGGGCACAATAAATACCTATGGGAACTTATGAGATTATGGCACACTCTGGCATATTTAGACCTCGTAACATAAAAAAGTATAGAGGAGACTACCGTAATATTATTTATCGTAGTTCTTGGGAGAAAGTGTTTATGAGGTATTGTGATAAGAACAGTAATATATTAGAGTGGGGATCTGAGGAAACAATCATACCATATCGTTCACCACTAGACCAAAGAATACATAGATATTTTCCTGATTTTTATATAAAAGTTAGAGATAATGATGGGAAAGCAAAAAAGTATATTATAGAAATAAAACCTAAAAAGCAATGTATCGAACCAAAAGTACAAAAAAGAAAAACTAAGAAGTATATCAGAGAAGTCATGGAGTATGCCAAGAATCAAGCAAAGTGGAAAGCAGCAAGGGAATACTGTGCTGATCGACACTTAGAGTTCAAAATTCTTACAGAGGATAACTTACCAGTATGAGTAGATTACAAGAAGTAGTAGATGGAGCAACTGGATTAAGAGATCCAGAGGATATTATGGAGCAAATTATGGAGGCACTTAATGATACTGTGACTCCTATTCCTGATCCTGGCAACTATTATACATTCATATACAATGCAAAAACACCTAAGATAAGATATGATCAACATCCTTTGATTGCATGTACAGATATACAGCAATGGGGATTTAGAGGATTCAATTATCATTGGGGTTTGATGAGAAAATATACATGGAATGAAGTAGCAGGTCAACTATATGAAGTGCAGTCAAATGAGTTGGAAGATGCAAGACAATTAAAATATGCAAAATTCCTGCTAAATAGTTAAAAAAGGGTCGATATGGCAGGAAAATTAATGAGATATCCTACTGATATGATAGATTCCAGTATGGATTATTTCAAAATAGAAATTTTAAAGAATATAAAACAGGGTGGTGGTTTTGGAAATATTTCAAGTTTAGCTGGTGGCACTGGTGGTGCTAGGGCACAACAAATAAGCGATCAATATGCGAATGAAGGTGCAAGTAAGACTATTATATTACCAATACCAGGCAATATTCAAGATAACAATGGTGCTCAGTGGGGAGAGAACAAACTAAATGATTTTGCTGCAGC